ATCGTGTGACTTTTGTTTGCAGCGCTCTAGGTGTTTTCCAACGGGTATCATTTTATTTACCTTAGTATGTGGGAATTTTCGGTAATACCATTGGTGTGCTTGTGTTGTATGTTGGTCTAATAAAGGTATTGAATGTTGTATATCCGTATAAGAAATGTGTGGGGCCGCGTGTAAAGCGGCTTTTTTATCTAAAACACAAAAATTATAATTTGCCAATACATTTAATATAGCATCTTTATCCCAATTTATACATTCTAAATGATTTAATGGTATAATAAAATCTTCACCATCAACGTCAAGATACACAGCTATAATTTCTGCTAACGCAGGATGTGTGTTATCATTACCTTGGATGAATTCAAGATAACGTGTTAGACTAGAAGATAACTTTAATTCTAGTTTGTCTAATTGGTTTTTTGTTTCGATAAGATAGAACATACCTTATCAGTGTAATAAAATTTTATTTAATAACCACCTTCTCCACCACCAGAAGTAATTTCTTCCATTGGAGAAATATTTGTAGAGGGGGTTGGAGTACTAAGTGTATATTCAGGAGATACTTCGGATAAAGAAGTAACAGGTTTACCTAAAATAATATCACCTTCTGTTTGGGTGTTTTCTTGGGGAACTTCATAATATAATGTTTCGTGTCGTTTAGAAGTATGTTTAGATCCCACCATAGGACCAGTACCTGGGTGTATATGATAGTCTCCTTTATATTCTCTACCATCTTTATAATATAATTCTTTTCCTTTAGTAAATAAATTTTCTATTAATTTACTTTCAGTTTTTACAAACTCATCTAATTTAGTAAATAATATATATAAGTAAGGGAAATTTTCTCTTTGTAAAAATATTTGTGCTCTATTAGTTTTTTTAACATTACCTACTAAAGACCAAAGTATTTGACCCACATCATATAATTGGTGATTATATTCTTTTTTTTTATTATTTATTGAATCATATGTTTTTTTATCTACTTCAAAATAACCATATAATTCATTTACTTTTTTTACAAAATATCTTTTATAACTTCCTAATTTATAGTCATCATCTGTAGGTATGTTTTTAGTAGCTACTATATTTTTTATGTTTTTAAGAAGACTATATGTTTGTTTATTTAAAATATTATATTTGCTTGTATTTTTATTTTTACCAAAATTATTTGGTATTGATTTAGGTTTAACTAAAACTACAGATAAATTTTGAGGATTACTACCAGCATAGTATATTCCTTTACTAGTTTCAATGTAAGGGCCTGTGTAGGGTTTTCTAGTTTTTTTAAGAATAAATTCACCAGGACCTGCCTCCCTTATGTTTATTTTTGATTTTGGAATATATTTTGCCATTTTTATAATTTATCGTAATCTTCAAAATCTTTTACTATACTTTGATCAATTGTTATATCATACTCTTTAGGGTTTTTTCTAATTATATCTGCATTTGGATCATTACCTGGAGGGATTTTATCTGAAGGCCATCCTCCCGTTGGTGCCTTAAGTCTTTCAGCTTCAATACCTTCTACTGTAAATGGATTTATTTTTGCACTTTTAATTATAAGACTATGTGATTCTTCAGTGAAAAAATCATTATCCTCTATTATAGTATGATGGTAATCTTCTACATCAATAAAATCATAAGTTACACCTCCTGAAAAGAAAGCTGGAAACACTTTATTTTCAAATTCTTTTTCTAATTCATCTAAAAAATGCTGACCTTTATATTGTGTTTTAACATTTTTACCTAGTACTTTTTGTTGTTTAATATACCCCATAGCACTTGTAAATAATTTATCTCCTGTATTTGTAATTATTTCAGAGCCATCACCTGTTGTTTTTCTATTATATCGAGGGCCCCCATTAGCGTCTAACTTATATCCTCCTATCCTATCTATATAATAATCAATATAACCAACATTTTCTAAATACTTAAAGAATGTTTTTTTCCAATCTTCATATCCTACAAGAGATTTTTCTTCATTAACATCGGCTGTCATCTCAGTAACACAAGTTTGTAGTTCTTCATCAAAATATTGTCCTGGAGCACATCTATCTTGTTGTTCTAATTGTTCTTGCTCTGGTGTTTTTTCTTCTACTTTAATTTCTTCTACTGTTTCAGTTTTAGTAGTTTCATATTTTGCAGCTGCTACAGCAGCTACTGCTCCTGCTTGTCCACTTCCCCCACCATTACCTCCAGTACCATCTCTTTTAATTTTAGTTCCTGTAGCTTGTTTATCTACATCAGGAGCTATTATAGTTAATTGTCCCGAAATAGTAGTGGTCCAATCTTGGCCTGATGTTATTTTTTGATCTTCAGCCATTGTAATAAATAAAATATGTCTTCCTTCTGTTTTTTTATAAGCAGCAGGTAATCTTGATGGATTTATTTTAAAGACATTTCCTATTACAATTCCTCCTATACCATCTAATTGTGCATTAAATTTTAAAGGTATAATATCTGAAACTTGTTGTGTTGGTTTTCTTTTTACATCTCCTTTAATAAAACCAGTTCCATCTGCATATAAACCATCTGTTAGGTGTCTAGTTTCTAATTTAGTTATTTGGTTAATAATAGTTTTAAGGTTTTGTTTTTGTTTTGAAATTTCATTACTTTCTTTAGCATTTCCATGATTGTCTATATCTGTCATTTCACCCTTTAAAACCTCTATATAAAATAATTTTAAACTTATAAAAGCTTTAAAAGCATCCATCATACTTAATTCAAATGCTGTTCTTGAAGCTTGTTGGTTTTCTATTAATGTCTTTTTTTGTTCAGCTTCTTTTTTAGCTTTATCTTGTTTTTCAGCTGATGTTAATCTTGGTGGTTTTTCTGGGGGAGTTGAAAATCTATTTTTAATATTTTTATTTAAGGCCGAAAATGTAGATTGTTCTACCGAAGATATAGCATCAGGGTTTTGGGCTACTACACCAATTGAAGACATTAAACTACTAGGTACGGTTGAAGTATATACATAATCTCTAAATATAGAATCATTACTTTGAATATTTAGTTCTATTATTTTTCCTTCTTTAATATCTAACTCTACTTTGGCTTCAGGTTGATATTGAATGTCTATTACTCTAACTACATTACCTCTTTCATTATCTGTTGATAATTCAAATCTATGTTGACCCCCACAAGAAGCATTTACATCATCAAATATTTTTTTAATATAATCAAACATATTAAAATTATCATTTATTGATTGATCTACACCTCCCGCATCTAAAGTTGTATTATATCTCATTGATTTATAAACTCTATCTAAATGGTCAACATTTAAAAATATATGGCCTATTTGTCTTTCTGATATTCCTTCTATTCCTTTTTTAATATCATAATTACACATTTCTATAATCTCTTTATACTTAGTTGCTTTATTTTTATCTTTAGGATTTCCTATACCATCAAAAGCAAACTGTGGTTGAGGTCTATTAAAAAATGCTTGAATATTAGGATCCTTTCCTTTTTCTTTTATAAATCTCATTTGATGAGGTAACATACATATTGTAGGATCTATTGACATATCTAAATAATCATCTCTAGTTAATTTATCAAAAGAATCAATTCCTGTTTCTCTTACTTTATCTATTAAATCTTCAATTCCATCAAAACCATCATTTATAGCTTCTGCACTTTCACCAAAATATTCTTTAAATTGATCATTTCCATAACCAAACCATCCATTTGATCTATTTTTAGATATTGCCCCATTGTAAAGTCTTTTAAATTCATCTTTAACTTCAGGGGATAATCGTTTAGTAGTATATGCTAATGGTTCTATATGCTTACCCTCTATAGAAGTAGAACCATCTGTATTTTTTATAATTTCTCTATCTTCATTAACTATAATGTCTGTTTTAAAATATAGAAGAGGACTATCTTCTGTTTCGTTTTTTTCTATTATAGTAGAATTCATTACATGTGCTAAAAAATCCCATCTAATATAAGTATTTTTGGATTTTACACTAGCTATTACTTCATCTTCATCTTCAGGATCTTGTTCAACAATTAAATCTTGGTCATTTCTTAATAAAAAACTTTCGAGTACTTGATCTGCTGTTTCTTTATTAGTATCTACATCTTTAAAACGTCCATATATGGTATCATCAATTTCTTTTTCATTTTCTTTTAAAAAATCTAAATCTAAAAAACTAGCTAAATTACTTCTAATTTTTCCTCTTGTTCCTTCTCCAAAAGCTTTATATGCTGCATTTCTTAATCTAACAATTGTTCTTAGTGTAAGATTTTCATCTTCATCTATTGTTGATCTATCTTTATATTGAGAATATGTTTTTAATATTTTATAAAATTGTTCTAAAGCGGTTTCATATCTTCCTGATTCACCTAATACATCGTCTTTACCTTTTAAACCTTGTAATATTTCACCCATTCCTGTTAGTTCTGTAGTACAATCAAAACCTCCATCTGCTCTAGCTTTGTAATTAAAGTTTTTTACTAATCCTATTACTCCATCATAGTTACCTCCAGTGTCTATTTTTCTTTCTATAATTTTTTTATTAATTACATTAGTTGAAGAATTTTGATCCCACCATTCGCTAATGAAAGGAAAATCTGATCTTCTTTTACCTTCATTATCAATAAAAGGAGTCCAACCCCATTCTACTAAAACAGGATAACCTGGTCTCATATAAAGTAATTCTAAAATTTCAAGTTGTCTTATATTATAACAAACAAAGTTTACTTTAATTTCTCTAAGTGAACCGTAAGCTGATTTAGTTTTTATGTCTGCATCTACAATACCTGGCATAGGTACTATTCCATAACCATCTTGTGAATTTGCTCTAATTGAAGGATCCCCATATGTTTGACCAAATTTATTTTTACTTGCACCTGTAAAACCCGAACGTGGGGCTGTTTTAAATACAGTTTCTGTTACTGATTTAGTACCTGTGTGGGTTCCTTCTGCTTCTACTTCTACTTGTTTTATAGATTTATCTATCATAGTAGTACCTCCTTCTAACACATATCTTAAAGCTAAACCTTCTCCTTTTAAATCATCTAATCTTTCATAGGGATTAGAATTATTTTTAATTAATTCATTAGTTTCTTTTAAGTCAACTCCAGAAGACATTCTAATAGTACATTGTCTATTAATAGTATTAGTATAAAAAGCATGTGAAGGAAGTGTTAATTCTTTAGGACCCCCTAAATTAGATAAATCTACTATAGGGGAATTTGTACGGGCTTCTCCTTGTTTATTACCATGAGAAATTATTGCTTCTCTTATTTTGATTTGTTTTCTAACAAAATTTTTAAAACTTTCTTTAAATATAGACATATTTTAAGAATTTATTCTATTATATTCATCAATTATAGATTGTGTATCTTGGGGAATTCTAATTTGTAAACCACCTTCTACAAAAAAAGAATCTCTTTTTATTTTACCTAAATTAGCCATAGTTATTATCCACCATAATTCTGTATCACCATAAAATTGGTCTGCTAGTAAATCTAATCTATCTTCTTTTCTAGTTATAATATATATATCACTAAAAGATAAGGGAACCACAGGATATTTAGCATATCTATAGTATCTTCCTTTAGAATTAATCTTTTTTGTTAATGATGATAATCTATTCATAATTTATTATTCAGGCATTTCAACTTTTTGTAAATATCTAGGTATACTAATTCCTGTTTCTAATTTTTGAACTGCAATAGGTTCAAGTGCTATAGGTTTATTTTGTTCTTTTTGAAAAGCTGCTGATTTATCTTTAAATTCTTGATTATTAGCTGCTATGGCTGCTGTATCAAAAGGTTCTAAATCATCTTCTTCTTCTTCTTCTATATCTACCCATTCATCATCTTCAGGATATAAAGCTTCTCTTGCTTTTCTTTCTTCTGCTTTTTTAGCATCTTCTATTGCTTTTCTTTCTGCTGCTTCTTGTTCTTGGAATCTTTTAATTTCAGCATCTTGTTCTGATTGTTTTCTTGCATTATCAGCTGCTACTGATTCTTCAGGAACTGAATCTATTGGGATTAAATTATCTCCCATACCATTTCTTTGACCTTCTGGGGTAGCTTCTTGTAAATTTTGAGCTGCTCCTTTTTTATACCATTTTTCTTCTTCTCTCATAGCATTATTTCTTTCATGTTTGAATATAAATGGAGAACTTGTAATAGATTTTTTAGGTATAAAGTTATGTACTGGTGTAAAGGAAACAGAAACATCTAATACATGAGGTAATACTTGCATTTCTTTATCTTTTCCATTTTCAGGACCATCTATATTAATTTCCCAAGGATAATCTTTTTGCCATTGTAAACCTACTTTTGTTATAATACCTGGTGTTCTATCTACTAAAGAACCAATAGTAAGTTTAACAAAATTACCTCTCATTCTTGTACCTTTATAATCTGGTGCTGTTTGAGATACTAGAAAATTTAATTTTCTATATAAAGGCATCATTTCATGACGAGATTGGGCTGCTATTTTAAAACTAAAGCTTATATCACGTTTAAAACCCGAATAAGTGTATAATTCTTCCCCTCTACCATTGTATGTAAAAGCATTCCAGTTACCAGTATAATTATCTGAATAATCATCTAAAAATGCTCTAAATACCATAGTATCAGATTCTGTAGGTTTGTCTGCGTCTACAGCTTCAATTCTAAATCTAATTAAATCTCTAAAGGCTTGATCTGTAAAATTACTGTCTTTTACTCTAATTATATCTAAAGCATTAATTTTATCTATTGTTCTACTATCATATACATTATAATTAAAACCTTGTTTTTGTTTTAATTGTCCTGGATTACCTGTATTTACCCTAGATTCTCTATAAAATTTAGCTTTCATTCCAATAGCATCTTTTTGATAATTGGTACTAGGCATTCTATATACTCCCTGACTTCTTTTTCTTGATCTAAAATCTCTGATTTTTGATGAATCAGGATCTGTAACTCCTATTTTTGTTATAGAACTATAAAGCATAATCCCTAGTGAATTAGCTGAATCACTTAAATAATCAGGCCATCTAGCAAATTCATTTGAAGCAAATACACTATAAGAAAAAGGATTTGTATTATTATCAACATTTCCATAAACATCAAGAAATGATTTAGGCATACCTATATATTGAGATTTTGGTGAATTAGCAAATAATCTATTCTGATATATGTCTATAGATGAATCTGCGCCTCTATATTTAAAAGGTATATAACCTGCTTCTGCATTAACAGTTCTGCCTTGAGCATCTTTATCTGATATTAAATGAAAATCGTAATCTATATTTAGGTCTTCTGTTCTTGTGTTTGTTGCTCTTAAAATTCTTGTTTTTCCTATACCATAAAGTGAACCAGGACCTCCATTATAAGCATATAATTCTTCTCCTCCTCTTCCTGTTAGTTCTTTTATTTTATTTCCTATACCTTGAAAAAACTGTCCTACTTTACCTTTTTCAGCAGGGGGATTATTTACATTTCCTAATATAGAAGTATCATATAAAGTTAAAAGTCTATTTCCTAGAGTTATACCCTTATTTCTATCTTTTTCACCAAAATTTACTCCATCTGTTCCTCTATCAATTGGAGACATTCCTGCAGGTCCATAATATTTTTCGTATTTGTCCTCATCGGGCCATACAGGTGTTGCTCCTGATCTATCAAAATGAATACCACTAAAATTAACACCTGCTTGAGCTATTAAATTTAATCCTGCGTTAAAAGTTCTATTTCTATCTAAATCTATTCCAAAAAGTGAAGTATTTCCAACTGGTATTCTAGGATTTGTAAGTTGTAATGCAACATTTTTAGCTAAAAAACCTATACCTCTTGAAGTTAAATAAAATTTAGTAATACGAGCTACATCTTTAGCAGATCTTGATAAAGCATTAACTATACCACCACGTACAAAACCATCTGTTAAACCACTAATAAGGTCTAAAAATCCTCCTGCTCCTGGGACATCATCTGGGCCTGGTATATCTATATTTTTACCAATTAAAGGTTCTCTACTGAATTCTTGTCCTGGTCTATCATAGGCTGAGCCTTCTCCAAATTTAAAATTACGTTGTCTAAAAACACCTTCAAAAATTGGAGAATACGATTTACCATAATTAAAACCTCCTGAAGTTGAAGGAGTATTATTATTAGGGTAAGCTTGTATACCTTGTTCCAGGTTTGTTAATAGTGCTTTTAATGCCATATTTTATTATGATGGAAAATTATTTAAATATTCTCCATTTGTAGGTAAACCACCATCTAAATCAAGACCTCCATCTCTAACACTAGGCCAAGTTCCTCCGGGTTGTCCTGCACCATAAGATGCTCCTGGGTTTATATTACTTTTATATCTTTCAGATAATAAATCTACATGTAATGTATCTACACCTGATCCTATTCTAACACCTCCATGAAACATTGGTCCTGGATTACCATCTAAATCTTGAGTGGAAGGTCCTACTGTTTCTTTAAAACCACCATGTTGGTAATTTGATTGTTGTGTTAATGAATCTTTATGTTTTTGATCAGCAGCTTCTAGTGGTAATTGAAAAGCTTTTCCAGGCAGACCATTTAAGTCTTGGAAATCTGACTTATTAGGTGATGGAGAATATGTTATAGTTCCATTATGAGGAGTATATGGATGGTTATTACTTCTTACATTTTGTGTAAGTAAATCTATCATATGATCTGATGTTCCTGTTTTACTTGTAAATGGAGAGTTTAATGTTCCATTTAAAGTATTGTAATTAAGATCTGGATTACCATTTAAATCAAGGGTAGAAGGTCCTTGTTTTGCTTTAGAATCTCCATATTGATAATTTGATTGTTGTGTTAATGAATCTTTATGTTTTTGATCTGCCGTTTCTATTGGTAATTGAAATTGAGGTCCCATTTGGTTTTCCATATTACCAACAGGAATTTCATTTCCATTTACTAAGTCTAATATTGAATTTAAATCTTTTAATCCCATAATTTTATTATTTTATTATAAATATAACTTAAGCAAAACTGCTTTGATTTTTTAAATTATTATTTTTTAATCCTGTTCGTGCTAGATTACTTCTTGAACCAAAATCATCAAATTTAGTAGTAGCACTAATGTTTACATTACTAAAGGCTTGTGCCATTTGTTCATAATCAAAAGAAGGAGTTATATCAACACTTCCTTTTGGTTTACTTATAACATCATCTCCTTTATTTAAATTAGTTCCAGCTATTATAGTATCTTTATTATTAAATAATGTTACTGATCCTTCATCTAATAAAGCTCTTTTTCCATATCCTCCTCCTTCAAATATACCATCATCTGCTTTTGACATTTTCTTTACTAAAGCAGCCATTCCTATAACAGATGCTATAGCTAAAGGTATACCAAGTCCAAAAGGTATTTTAGCAAATGTACCAAATATTTTTGCTGCTGCTAGGGCTATGTTTTTTCCTAAACCTTTATTTAGTGATAAAATATTTTTTGCTGATGCTTTTCCTGTTGCTATATCAAATCCTAAACCTATAGCTTTAACTACATTTGTTGCTACTTGGATAGCTTTAATAGCCATCATAGTACCTTTAATAGCTAAAAAAGCAGCTGCTACAGATCCTAATAATGATTCCATAAAAGTTAATTCTTTATTACCATCTGTAAATAATGCCATTATACCTGATAAACCATTAGCTGCTAGTGTTATAGGTGTAAGAGCCATAGTTAATAAATCTAAAAGAGCAGATACTGGTCCCCCCACAATGTCAGTAAATAATCCTTTTAATTTAGCTACTGCATCATTAAAGTCTTCTTGTGCACTTCTAGCTTCTAATTGTCTAGCTAAATCTTCATCTCCCCCAGCTCTTGCTTCTTGTGCTAGTTGTTCTAAATTAGCTTTAGATAGTAGTTGATCAGCTAATGCATCTGCAGTCATACCAACTGATTTAGCTAATGCTTCCTGTTGTAATACATTCATTTTGGTAAAATCACCAAAATCACCTACATTTGCATTTATTTCTTTTGTTAATGTTTCATAATCACCTGTTAAAGCAGCTAATCTTGCTCTTTCTAAATTAAGATTTTTACCTGTAAGTAATTCTGCTTCTAATTCTGCATTTATACTTTCTTCAAAATTTAATAATGATTTTCCAGCAGCAGCTACTCCCTCTAAAGTCATTCCAAATTGTTTAGCTACAGCTACTGCTTTAGCTATTTTTTCAGGATTACCTCCTAATTGAGCAGCTATTTGACCTGTTATTTTACCTGTTTCTTCTAATACTTTATTAATATCTAATCTTACTCCGTTTTCTTGTTCTGCTGCTACTACTGCTGCTCTTGCTTCTTTAGTAACAACGGCCATATTTTTGCCAGATATATTTGCAAATTTTGCAAAATTCGCTACTGATTCAGCCGACTGTCCTGTTAATTTCATTAACTCAGCAGATTCTACTACTATATCATCTCTTAAAACTGTAGAAGCTGTTCCAAATTGTTCATTTAAACTAGTAAATGCTTTCATTATTTCTGCAGAGGTAATAGCTAAATTATTTGATGCACCAGCTAATTCTGTAAAATTTAATCTAATAAAGGCCGCTGAATCTCTACTAGTTCCTAGATTCTTTTCTATTTTAGTAAGTTCTGAATCAAATTCTAGACCCGCTTTTACTAATTGTGTCATTATAAAAAGAGGATCCGTTAAACCCGCAGCAATATCTTTACCTGCTGATTTCAATCCAATAAACATAGTTTCAACTTTACCAGCACCACCTGCTGCAGCTGCTTGCATTTTTTCTAGAGCTTCTGCACTATCTACAAATTGGCCTACTAATGGTATTTTTTCTATACCTTTAAGTAATTTACCCGTTAAACCTGTTGTTTTTTCTATCTCTTTTTGTTTTTTTAACTGTGCATCAAGTATTTTATTATTTGATAAGTTATTTGCTGCTTGTTCTTCATATAAGGCTACAGAATCAACAATTTCAGAATTAATGTCATTATGTTTATTATATAGTAGATTAGTTAATCCATCTTGAGTCCTTAAATTTTTAGTAATATCTTTTTGGCTTACTCCTGCTTTTAATAAAACTTGACTTATTTCTTGTTCTAAATTTTTTCTAGATCTAGTATTTTTTTCTAATTCTTTTTGGAGATTTTTTGATTTTGCCTGTCCAGCTAAAATTTTATCTGCATTGTTTGCTAATTCACCTGCTATATTAGCTGTTTCTTTAAAAGCTTTACGAAAAGCTGCTGCTTCTATAGTACCTAGACCCAAACTTTTAGCAAGAAGTCCAGCTTCTTGAGCTATGTCTCTAGAAGCAAATAATATTTCCTTAAGTTCTTCCCTAAGCTGTTTTGCTTCAGCTTTTGATTTATTTAATTCTTCGCTTTGATCTACCATAATATATTATTCCTGTGGTTATAAATATAAAAAAGAAAGGTATCTTCGATACCTTTACTTTAATAATTATATGTTGAAGAAGGACTTACATTGGGTCCCGTTACTTTATTTGAAGATGGACTGTTTTTATTTTTTATTTTATCCCTTTCTTCTTCTAACTGTTGGTTATGTTCATTGATTTTACTAATGTGGAATCTTCTCATCCAGATAGGCATGTTGTATATCTCTGAGTGTATAAATCCACCGCCGCCATGGTACACCAGATCATGTATCTGATTGAATACGAGATTTCTATATTTGGGCGTCAGGCCAAAAAAAGTTAACACTGATAGGAATTGTAATACCTTCTATTACTGTCCCATCCTCAAATTCAACATCATAAGTTAAATCAATGTCTGGCATTGATTTTGATATATAATCTCTTAATGCTCTTGCATCACGAGCTAAAAAATTCCCATCTACAAATTCTCTAATAGTTTTCTTCTCGTAATCACCATTTATGGATGTAATTAAATATTTCATTCGAGTAGTTAATTCTGAAGAGGATTGTTTATTTAATTTTTTAAGACCTTTTAATTCCTTAGCTATTTTATTTTCATCATCTTGAGATAAAAATTTAAAAGTAATAAGAAGTTTAGATGTAGGTAATGTAAATTGAAAATCATTTTTACCATTTGTAATTATAGATTCATCTATTGATACATCATTAGATTTAGTTAAATCAACTGTTATATCTTCTTCTTCTCCTGTGCTAGGATTTTTAAGTTTAAATGTATAATCTTGACCATATCCTAAAATACGTGCAGCTACTAATATAGCGTTTTTATCTCCTATGAGTAAACTATTATAATCAATAGGAGTTACAATAAGAGACTGTAATAATTTATCAATTACTGTTCCATTTTGAATAAGATTTTGATTTGTAAGAATATCTTCTTCACGAGCAGTCATATACTTCATTGTAATTTTACCTGATCTTAAAGGAGATCCTTCAGGATACAACAATCCTTTTGAAGGTAATGTAACTTCTTCAGTAGGATATTGGTGTTTTTCTTCCTGAGTGTAAGATGTTGATTGGGGTTTTGGTGTTTGTTCCATAACGTTATTTATTTATTTAAAACTAGTTCAGATATACATATATAGAGAAACAAAAAAAGCGCCAAATTAGGCGCTTTTCTTTTAATATAAGTTAACTTTTAGTAATTTAATATAGCATAATCCATTACAATAGTCATATTGATATTTGCTGGTGTGTCTGATGTCCAATCCATATCTCCAAAATTAGCTGATTGACAATAAGCACCTTTTAAGATCCATTCCTCAACAACATCACCTACTGGTCCTAATGTATTGATTCTAATGTCTTTTTTATAGAAATCAGAATAACCATCTCTACCTGTAACTGACTCGTGTGACAAACGAACCCACTCCATTACTGCTTGAGCACCTGAAGGTGTTACTGGATCATAAAGATCACATGTGATGTTTTCCCAATTAGCTTTTCCTTTGATTTTTCTTTTCACATTAATATGATCAAGAACCACTTCTCCAAATGTTATACTTGGTCTTGCTATTTTCTTAATAAGGTATGCTGGGATACCATCGATGAACATTAGGAACCTGTTTTGTAACTTTGGTTCAAATGCTGTGAACATCATTTCGTTTGTGTTTAATATTGCCATCTTTTTGTTTTATTTAAATTGTTCTATGATAAATATAATTTTTTTTAGCTTTTTAGTAACCTCCGCCACCACCTGCACCACCTGAAGCACCTCCACCATCAAACGTAGCTCCTGTTGGTAATACGTTAAAGTCTAATACTATAAATTCTGCTGTTTTAGCTGGTTGTAAAAATATTGCGCCAACTAATTGGTTTCTATCGATTACATCTGGAGTGTTATTACCTTCGTCCATTTGCACTCTAAATGCGTATAGTCCTTGTCTTTGTTGTACTGATTCTAAGTATGGATTAACAATATTTAAGAATCTGTTTCTTGTAGCTTGTGTATTTTGTTCAAATACTAAGTATCTTGAAGAACTTGCAATAAATTTCTTAAGAGCAATTAATAATCTTCTAACATTAATTCTGTCTAATGCTGTTGATCTTTCTTGTAATGTTTTCTGACCCCAAATACAAACTCCTGTTTGTGGGAATGTTGCTATTGGGTTGATTTTTTCATTATATAATGTATCTCTTTCAGCTTGATTTAATCTTATTTTAGCTTCTATTACATTTCCTAATACACCTCTATTTAAACCTGCTGGTGCAAACCATTCTGCAGCAATTCTATCTGAAGCAGCTATTGCTCCTGGTACTATTACTGATGGTGGTACTAATACTGGTTTATTTTTAGCAGTATCAAGTACTTTAATCCATGGGTAATAAACTGCAGCATAATTTGTATCTAAACCTGCTACGTTTGCTACTGCTGTGTTAACTGAAGCATCTACTCCATTTAAATCCATTACAAAGAATGTGTCTCCTCTATCTTCACACATGTCAATACCTGCATTTGTTATTAATGGGTGTAATGAATGGATAACTCCAGGCATAGCTAACATATTAATATCATATTCATCTTGATTTGATAATATGTCTAATGCTTTTTTATATCCTGTATATCCTGCTTTTGTAGTTGTACTTAAATCAAATCCATATACATTAGTTGCAGTTATATGTGATCCTATTTTTTTAACTGTCCATGGTGCTAAACCATCATCACCTCCTTGGAAAGGAACTGTAAATTTCAATTGATTTGCGTCTGGTCCTGTTACTCCTGTTGTATCAATTGAGGAACTTAATGAACCTGTCCATTTTGATGAGCTTGCATGACCGTAGAAATTTTCAACATTAAATGCACCCGCTGCGTTTGTAGGGGCACTATTTGGTAAAGGTTGTAAGAAATTTTCATTATCAGCTGATTTTTCTAGAAATTTGAATCCTAAATATCCTTTAGCATTATATGATCCACCAGTTGCAAGTGGTAATGATAATGTATGAGCATTATATGTTGTTGAAGCTTCTAATGTTTGTTCTCCTTCGTATGAAGCTGTAGGGAAGAATGATGCTGATGCATCTGCTAAATCATTACTAAAGAAACCACCTAATGCAATTGGATTTAACACTGCTGCAAATCCTTTTGGTGATAATTTAGGTGATAATGCTCTTGAATCTACAGCATCTGAAACTTCTACTCTTATGTAATTTGAAATGTTTGAATAATTTCCAAGTAATTCAACTTTTCCTAAAGTATCATTGTACTGTGGATATCTATCTCCAATAACTCTTGAAATATATCTTGGGCTGTCTGGATCTAAAGTTACATTGTTATATTGTTCTAAAATTATTGGGTTTTTATCTGTATCGTTTGTTCTTCTTAATAAAACTGAAAATTGTGAATATTGTTCAACGTTATCTATATCTCCTGGTTCTTTTAAATTTGCTATTGAGATTTTATATTCATGACATAAATGTTTTCCATGATCTAAAGTATGGAATTTAAATAAATCTTTTTGTCCTAATGCAATTTGTGATTGAATAAAAGGTGTTGATGAATAACCATATCCTTCTGTTTGGCCAATTCCATCATATACTTGAGGAGTTGCACTCATACTAGCAAAAAGTACAATAGATCCTGTTCCGTGTCCATAACCACTTAAACTATGTGTGCCTAATACTTTTGATTGTAATTCTTTAAAATTTAAATAAGTGTAAGCAGGAGTACCTGCATATGAATCTGCTCCATCTTTACTATTATTTGGAGTGTATCCTAAATATTTAAATAGATAATCATTACTAGATGGATTTAAAGAAGCTGAAAATCTTGTTTCTGTAACATTTGAACCACTAAGAAGTAATCCAAAACTTCCAGATATATCATTATCTGTAGCTCCTGCATGCTCTCCAATTGATGATAATTGTAATGAAGGAGTACTTGCTGCTTTAGAAGGATAAAGTAATCCTACTAATGTTTTACCTGCTTCATCAACATTTATTCCAACTGATCCTGATAAAAATACACCTATAGGGTTAGATTGTCCTGCTGCTGTACCTAGTGTGTATCCACCTCCTGCTAATATTCTACATACCGTAACTGAGCCTGCATTTTTTAAATATTCTCTTACTGTTTGTGGAACATATGTTTCAGAACTTAAGGGTCCAAATCTTCTTTCATATTCTGCGAAACTTCTTACTACTGTTGGTACAAATGCTGGTCCTTTTACTGTAGGTCCAATGATTGCAGCGCCAATTGCGCCAATTCCTTGTGGTAAAAATGATAGGTCGTTTTCTCTTGTAAATACACCTGGGGAAATAATTTGTTCTGCCATTTTATATTATTTTTTATAATGTTATGTCTGGTTGTTCTATTATAAATATAAAAGGAAAACACAAACCAAACTAAAAATAGGTAATTAAAAGTATAATTCCCTTAGTAATAAATATAATGGCTTTTTTAAAAACTATTATGCTGGAGTAAAAGTTCCCGTTTCTATATCAAGAGATCCTCTACCATATTTATCTGATAAAGATTTTGCTATTTTAACTTCTTCTTTTTCTAATTCAGATAATTGATTTTTTAATAAAATTTCAGCTTCTTCTAATTTAATTTTATTAATATTTAATTGACCAAATTGAATTGTTGTTTGATTTACTTTTGATTGAAGATCTTTTAAATTTTGAATTTCTTCAGTTGTAAATTTAACTGGTCCTTTTTTAATATCTGTTGGTGTTGGTATTTTTTGTTCTACTGCCATAACTTAAATTTTTAAATTTATTTTTTATTAATCGGATATACATATATGTAAGAGATAAAAACCGTTATTTTTATTATACTCCTATTACTTTTTCTATATTTGCAGTAGCTATTAAATTTACTTTTTTAATATTACCTTGTGTTATTCCTATTACGTTATGATCATAGGCTGCAGCAGCAGCTGCTGTGTATACTAAATTTATAGCACTACTAAAAGCTATACCATTACTTATATCACCATCTTCTTCTAATGGGTCTTCTTCTTCACCCGCTACATCAGCAGATAAAAGTAATGCTATATTAAAATCATTGTTATTATTAATTTGAGTAGCGGCTGCTGCATTTAAAGTAAATTCAACTGTTCCACTTGATGCATAAGCTGTTGCGGCAGAATAGGTAGTGGATTTATCTACATTATTAAAATCAGCATTAGCAAGCTCACCACCATTACTAGTACCAGCAGTATGTTTTACTGCTGTTACATTATTAAGACCATTACCAGCATTACCAGCAACAGAAGTTAATTGAAGAGAAATACTAGAAGCACCTGATATACCTGATGTGTCAAAATGTATAAATGTTCTTATAAATCTAAATGTACCACCACCTCTTCCTGATGATTTAAAATATTGAATACAAGCTGTTTGATTACCTGTAGCACTATCAGTAGCTGTACCAGTAGATTGAACAAGTGCGGTTTCATAATCACTAGCACTTGCTCCTGTTATGAATCCTTTTCTATTTGATGCTAACGTTGGCATTTAAAACTGTTTTTTAGGTAAATAGTAAGTTGTACTATTGAAATAGCTGTTTGTTGGTGGATCAACAGTCATAGCTTGATAAGTTACATTAGGTATATTATAATAATTAGTTTCAGGTAACATATTTTCAAATAATAATCTACCAGGGGATATAAGTTCAAGTTTAGTTTCATTATTCCACCAAGTTACTTTAGTATTTAGTTTTGTTAAAGCACTTAAAGATGAACTAAAATTTTTCATATTTTGATCACCAAAAGTATCATAAAATATACCATCGTATGTTGACAAAGAATCTTTAATATCATACCAACTACCTGTTATGATAGTTACATTAGATTTATTTGAAGCCCACGCCTGAGCCTTGGGTATTATGTCAGGATGATTTTCTATTATGGTGTGTGTTGAAATTGAATGAGAATGCATATAACCTGCTGATATTCCCATTCCAAATCCTATTTCTAAAATGTCACCTCCGTTTCCACACACGTAAGCTGCTGAAGCTGACATTAGGGGGTCTTCCCAATCCATCATAACTTCAAAATCTCCTCCAAAAGATGTGTCTGTATAGTATATCTTGTCTGATTTGAATGTTAATGTTTTATCTGTGTAACTCATTATGCATTTATTTCTACAAATGTATTATCTGGATTAAACCATATCTCATCATTATCACCTAAATTATATCCTATAATTCTTACAATATGTCCGTCTGCGGATGGGATAGTTGCAGTAGCTTGTCCAGCGGCAGAAGTTGATATATACAATGGTACACCTTGATTATTTGCTACATCATGGTCTAACGTTACTGTACCTCTTAATAATACACCATTAACATCAGGATCTGTTCCTAATGCAATTCCTAATAAACTAGTTGATGTACTTGTTGCGTCTGCTCTAGCACTTGCCCAGTTACCAGAAGTATTCATATAAACAATATCTCCTTTTGTAGTAGATCCCCCTCCAGTATATATAATATCACCTTGTGCTAGAAAATAATCAGCTGTTGATGATTTTTTAAAAAATCTATTACCTATAAGATTTCCACTTGCACTTGTGTTAAGAAGATTATTAGAACCTGTAGCTGTCAAATTAAGAGCTGTATGGTCTCCACTTGCACTTATATTACCTGTTGCTGTTACTAATGGTGTATTTAAATTTACTCCTACATCCGCTTCTAAATTAACATTATTATCTCCATCTATTGTGATATTATGATCTGTACCTGTAATAAATTGATCATTAGATGATTCATTATCAAATGATATTCTAGTTTGTTCGGCCATTAAAATATGTCCAAATGAACCTGTTCCTGTTACATTTAAATCTTTTTCTCCACCACCTGTTTGGCCTACAACTAGGTCAGCATTAAAAACTGAAACTGAAGTATCAGATTGGTTTATTATAACTCTTGATGCATTTGAATTACCATCTGGGTCTCCTAAAGCTAATGAAGTATGACCTTCTATTTTATTAGTAAAAATAGTACCACTTGCACTTATATTATTTGAGGCTGTTACATTTCCTACTAATGACACCCCACTTGTCATATTTGCGTTACCTATTTCAATAGTTAAATCATCAGATCCATTAGTAAGAACATGTCTAGATGTTCCACTAGCATCATTTAATCTATATGCTTGATGTGCATAAAATTGTCCTGCAAATATACGACCTTCATTTGTACCATCACCACTCGCACTTACATCAGCATTAGTTCTGAAGCTTCCTGATGTTAATATATCTTTACTTGCACTTATAGTTCCTGAGGCTGTAATATTACCATTAAATTTAGCTTTTATTGAACTAATTGTAGTTGAGCCATCAGCCAGTGATATATTATCACTATCATTATAACCTAAACGAAACTGTCCATCATCATAAATGTGTCCATTATTCCCACCAGGTGATCCAAAATGAATAGAACTATCACCTGTTCCTCCAGCACCTGCCTGTGGTAGTTGTAAAAATTTAGTATGTACAGTACCACTTGAACTTATATTACCTGAGGCTGTTATATGGCCTGATTTTGCTTCAAAAGTGGGGGTCGAAGATCCGGCAAATATTTTAATAGGTACTGCACTTGATTGTCTTCCTATTTGTACTACATCAGCGTTTGACGTTCCTAAATTTAACTCTGCCGCAGGATTAATAGATATATCATCACTAGAACCAACTGTTGAGATAGTTGTATCGCCATCAAATTTAAAATCACCATTAAAGAAATTTTCACCTGTTCCACTTGAACTTATATTACCTGAGGATGTTATGTTAGTTACACTTACATCACCTGCGACAAAAGTTCCACCACCTAAAGTTAAAGTATTACTACTATGTGTTAATGTAACATCACCATTATGAAAGTTAATAACAGCGCCTGTTGCTAAAAATAAATCTGAAAAACTATTAGTTGCTGTACCTAAAGAAACACCATTATTAGTAACAGGATAAAATTGACTTTGGTCAAATCTTAATCTATTAGAGTTATTTGTTCTAAATATTATAGAGTTAGTTGTTGAAAAATCTAAAAGATTTGTACTACCTGCTCCAAACTTTTGACCATATACTTCTCCACTTGCACTTATATTGCCTGAGGCTGTTGTGTGTGATTCTACTTCTAATGCTCCCGAAACAAATAAATCTGCTCCTTTTAATGTTGATATTTTACTATCTTCAATTTTAAATCTTGCATTTGCATTACCATGACTACCTAACATAAAAGATATTTGAGTAGCATTTGAACCTTGGTTTCCTATAAAGGATGGATTATTATTATTTGTGTTATTAAGTTGTAAATAACCATTTTCATCTAAAAGTATATTACCACTTGCAATAACATTTCCACTTGCACTTATATTACCTGAGGCTGTTATGTGACCAGGTCCGCTTACACTTACACTACCTGCATCAATAGCTAAGCTATCATTTACTGTAACTTGTCCATTGAAATAAGCTGTGTTTTGATTATAAAATCCAAAACTAGCATGATGACTTGATACACCTACTCCTAATGCTCCTGCAATACCTGCATTACTTGAGGCTGTTATGTTGCCTTTTATTATTGCATTTCCACTTGAACTTATATTACCTTCAACTGTTAATTTTTCTGGTGGTTCTGTCCCTGTTCCTATACCAACATCACCATCTGAATTTATAATTAATCGATCAGTAGTATTTGTTCTTAATGCAACTCCAGTAGCATTACTTCTAACTAAACCACTTGCAGCGTTACCAGTAATCATAAACCCTCCTGCATTAGATACATTTGCTCTGATATTACCTACTACTTCTAATTTTTCTCCTGGTGTTTTTGTTCCTATACCAACCTTTTCAGCTGAATTATCAATATATATTGATGCTGTTGTTGAAGTATCACCAAATTGTATGTCTCTATTATCTTCCGCTGTTAAAGTAAGTACTCCATTTGTATTTGTCATCTTACCAACATTGGTAGCTGCTGAACCAACTTTAAATGCACCTGTTGAATATGCGTCTCCTCCTATGGTAATTTTAGATGAAAATAATGCATCAGTTACATTAACATTTACTTCACCACTTGCACTTATGTTACCTGTAACTGTTAACACTTCTGGTGGTGTCATATTTCCGATACCAACTTTTTGATTTTTAGTAATTATCATAGCATCATCTGTGCTAGTTTGGAATTTTAAAGTTCCATGAGAAGCATCAACTGCATCTAAAATTACTCCGGCGTCGTGGTTTGATTCTTGATAAGTAGTTATTTCTAATCCTCTAGTAGTATTATTACCTGTAAAAGTAGCTACTTTTTGGTTATTACTACCAGCATTAACATGAAGTGGTGTTAATGGTGTGGTTGTTCCTATACCAACGTTACCTGTAGAACCAGTAATAGTCATTGCATCAGATGTATTAACTCTAAATGTCATACTATTATCAGAATGATCGTATCTTACTTGACCTATATCATTATCTTGAGCATCTCCAAAGACTATTCTACCTTGTTGATCATTAGCAGTAAGTATATGTACTCCATCAATACCATCACCTTCAATAGCTAAAGAATATGCTGAATCTACTGTACCTGTACCACCATCTCCAATGTGTAATTTTGTACTTGGATCACTTTGTCCTATACCAATATTACCTGAAGCTGATACTAAAGTTAATCTTTCATTACCACCAGCCCAAAATCTAAATCTATTAGAATCAAACCTTAATGTATGAACAGCAGCAGATGGTTTTTCTAATATAGAACCAAACCCACCAACACCACCATCAGCTGATTGGCTAAAAGATACATTTGATAAAAAATCTGTGTTTCCTGTGGCTCTAAATGTACCCTCTACATCTAATTTTCTACCTTGATTAACTGTTCCTACACCAACATTTCCAGATTCATTGATAAAGAGAGAACTACTAGCTTTATAGTAAGGAAATCCATTTGAACCATCATATCCTATTTGATATCCTCCCCCTGTATAAGGAACACCAGCAAACCATTCTTCACCTTCAGAACCTGTAGCTGTAGTCATATGGATTCCTCTTCCTCTATAATCTATATTAGATCTTAATTCTATAGCAGTACCTAATGCTGGAGTAAATCCACCCATATTTCCTTCAATTAATAACTGAGGTAAAGTTTCTCCATGATCTAAAGTTCTAATTGCAGAATGCATACTTGCACTTATGGCTCCCGATACATGTAATTTTTTTGTTGGTATAGATGTTCCTATACCGACTCTTTTATTAGCACCATCAAAATGTGTATAAATAGTATCATCATTACCATAAAGAAGTACATCATCAGTTGGTCTAATTCTTATATCGTCAACTGCTTCAAGTAGTAAATCATCACCACTATCACTTGAACCTATGTATGTCTCTTTTGTTGAGTGTATATAATATTTTTGAGCATATAAATTTCCACTTGCACTTATATTACCCGAGGCTGTTATATGACCATTAAATGTATGAGTGTCTTCAAAATCAGATGTAACATCACCAAATATATTTGATCCTTCTGTGAATAATATTGATGATGTTACAATTGATGATGTTATAGATGTAGCTGTTAATGATCCTACAACAATATCAGGTGTGCCTGTTAAACCTGTAGCATTACCTATAATATTACCTGTAACTGTACCCGAAAGAGAACCTGTAAATGAAGTGGCTTCTACATTTCCACTTGCACTTATATTACCTTCTACTTGTAATTTTTCTGTTGGTGCAGTTGTTCCTATACCAACTTTAGATCCACTTACTCTCACAACAGTATCGTCATTAGCCTGATTAGTAAAGTTTATGATGTTTGCATTAAGAGATAGTTGTCTATCTAATTTTGAAGATATATGATTTACATTTGTGCCTGAATTGTGTACTATTCTAAAATCAGTTGCTGCGCCAAAATCTAAATTTTTGTTATCTGCTATTAATACATTACCCGCAAAAGTTGCGTCTTGAGAATTATCTAAAGTTAAAGCTAAAGTACCACCTTGACCTCCATGAGCTTCACCAGTTGTTGATCCTGCTGTGAAAAATTTCATAGGGTGAGTTGAATTAATCCTCATATTAGAATCACCAGACATTATACTCGAAACAGTACCGTCTGATTCACCAATTCTTATAGTAGCTACATCGTTAGCCTCTATTACTACTGTGTCATAACGAATATTTCCAATAGGTGATGCTCCTTTTGATACTCTAAATGCACTTCCAGATACAATATTTGCATCATTAGATGTTATAACTATATTTTCAAATGAACCTGTTCCACTTGCACTTATATTACCTTCTACTTGTAGTTTTTCTGTTGGTGTAGTTGTTCCTATACCAAAGTTACCTCCATTAAAGTATGAATTACCATAACCCCTTACAACAACATTTCTAGTTCCTGCTTCATTGTATAAATTAATTAAACCTCCATTT